GATGGTGAGGAACACGGCGCGGGCCACGGCGAGGACGAACGCGGACGCCTACCATGCCCTCTTCGCCAACCTCCACAGCACGACCCTCTCGGGGCGCGCGTACTACCGGATCGAGGAGGAGGGTACGCCCTTCTGCATCGGTCAGGACCAGAACGGGCGCTGGCGCTTCGTCGCGAACTACACCTGCAAGAAGGCCAGGGGATGACCGAGAGCCACATCTCCGAACTCATTGCGCTGGCCCGCAAGTGGGGGGACGAGGGCAAGGAAGACCTCGCGCACCACGCGCTCGACGTGATCGGCCGCGAGGCCGAGGAGCCGGAAGGTCAGGCGTGTCCTCACTGCGGCGCCGATGGAGAGCGCATCGAGGACACCAGTACCGGCGGAGAGCCGCGGCTGACCTGCAAGGGCTGCGGCAAGAGCTGGAACCCGAGGGAGGTTGTTGCCAATGGCTGAGCCTGTTCTGTTGGATGACTGCAAGGTATGGCTCGGGCCAGTGGACCTCACCTCGACCGTGCGCTCCATCGGCCTGAGTGCGGCGATGGCGGAGCAGGCCAACTCTCGGATGGGCGACACCGTCGAGGCGAAGTACCCCGGCCTCGTCCAACTCAACGCTACGGTGGGGGGCTTCTTCGGCGCGGGCGCCGGCGACTCGGACCCGACGATCTGGAGCCGGTTCAGCGGCTACGCCGCCGGGACGCCGATCACGTTCAGCCCTCCCGACGCGCCGGCCGTCAGTGCCGGAGCCGCGCTCAACGTGGCCTACGTGGCCTGCGGTCCGCAGCTCAGCTACGACACGTGGGGCGAGTATGGCGCGCTTCTCCCCTACACGTTCAAGACGGCACCGGAGACGACGAAGCAGGGCCTCTACCGGCAGACGATCAGCGTGCCGAAGACGACGGCCGTGAACGCGGCCACGAACGGAAGCGGTGCGCAGCTTGGCGTGCTCTCGGCTGCGCTCAGGATCGTGGTGACCTATCACCTCTTCGCCGTCTCCGGCGGCACGAACGTGGTGGTCGCCCTCGAGTCGGACGACAACGCGGGTTTTACCTCGGCGACCAGCCGAGGAAGCGTGACCCTGACGACGGCGGGCGGAGTCACCTCGGGCCAGTTCCAGGTGGCCGGAGCGATCGCGACGGACAGCTACTGGCGCGTGACCGTGACGAACACGGGCGTCGTGACGTACACCGTGGCGGCATCCATGTCGGTCGAATCCCTGTAGGGAGGAAAGCAATGGCGAATCCGGTTCTCTTTTCGAATGGCTACGTCGGACTCGCGTCCACCACGGGGGTGACGGCCTTCACCGCGGGCATGAACCTCTCGGGCGTGAAGTCCGTCGCGGCCCCCTTCAACAACGCGGAGCTCGCCAACGCGGTGATGGGCGACACCGTCGAGGCGCTCTACCCCGGGCTCACGTCCGCGGGCATCACGCTCGCCCTGCGCCAGGACTTCACCACTGGCGGGGCGACGCTGCCCCTCTTCGGCAACGACAAGAAGTTCTGGACCCTGTGGAGCGCGAGGACCCCCTGCACGCTGCAGATCCGCCCCGTCAACGCGGCGGGCAGCGTCACCAACCCGAAGTACACGTTCACCAAGGTCTACGTCGCGGGCATCACGCCCGTCAACGGGGCCCACGGGGAGCTGCTGGCCAACGAGGTGAAGATCGTCCTCGGCGGCGGCACGATCACCCGCGTGACGTCCTCGACGTAGGGGAGTGACGAGCATGGGGATCGCTCTCAACGCCAAGGAGTACAGCCTCCGCTACACGATCCGCGACGGGATCGAGCTCAGGAAGCGCCTCGGACGCCCTGGCATCCAGATCATGCGCGACCTCATGGGCCTCGACCAGGGGGGCCAGATGGCCCTCACGTTCGACCTCGACGCCCTGGTTGCGTGCATCACGGTCGGCGTCCGGCACCAGCAAAAGGCGACCGAGGACACGGTCACAAAGTGGATTCAGGAGCACATCGACAACGGGAAGCTCATCGGTGAGCTCGTGACGCCCGTGATAGAGGCGCTGAACGCGGGTCGATGTTTCGGCTTCAAGCTGCAAGGCGAGGAGCCGGAGGAGGGAAAAGAGCAGTCGCCGGAGACGACGTTGACCTAGAAGAACTCCGGGAGAGGCTCGACCTGCTCTGTGCCCGGATGGGGCTGTTGCCGTGGGATCGAGACAGGCTGACAGCGCAGGAGGTCCAGGATCTGTGGGATGGCTTCCGATGGCGGCAGAAGCGGCTGGCGTGGGCGATGGCTGGGGCCGCGCAGGTCATCGGGGCGTGCTTCGCCGGGAAGGATGCCCCGGAGGCGAAGGACACCTGGGGCTACATCGGCTTCGGCGGTGAGGACGACTGATGGCGCGTGATCTCACGTTCAAGCTGATCCTCGACTCGCTCGGCTTCCAGCGCGGGGCGAAGGCCGCCGGCGATGCCCTGTCGAAGCTCGGCAGGGACGTCAAGCAGACCTCGTCCGACATGGGGCCGCTCGGCTCCGGGATGGACTGGCTTGGGGGGTTGGCGGCGAAGCTCTCGAGCCCGGTCGGGATCGCCACGACGGCCATCGCCGCGCTCGGTGGCGGGGCAGTGCTGGCGGCGAAGTCGATCGCCGCCCTCGCAGCCGAGGCCGAGCGCCTCGACAACATGGCGAAGAAGACGGGCATCAGCGCGGACGCGCTCCAGCGGCTCGGGCGCACAGCAGAGAACATGGGGCAGTCCCTGGACTCGGTGGCGGGCGCCGTCAACAAGATGCAGATGAACCTCGCCAAGGGCGGGAAGGACCTCGGCAAGTTCGGGGTCGACATCGACAGGTTGCTGAGTCTGCACCCGGAACAGGCTTTCGCTGAACTCGCTCGGCAGATTGCGGCGACGGACGATCCGATCCGTCGCGCAGGCATCGGCAGCGCGGCGTTTGGCAAGTCGTGGGCCGACATGCTGCCGCTCCTGCTGAAGGTCGGAACCGAGGGCACCGACGCCATCGTGACGCTCAGCCAGGGGCAGATCGAGGCCCTGAAGAAGATCGACGACCAACTCGACGAGACGGCCGGGAGCTGGAAGGACTTCAAGACGCAGCTTACGGCGGCGGTCGCGGCCGCGGGAGGCTCGTCGTTCCTCGACGGCGTGACGATCCAGCTCCGTGGCATCGCGCAGATCCTGAAGGAGGAGGGCTTCCGGGGGCTGTTCGCTGCGTTCGCGAGCGGCTTCAGCGGCCCGTTCCCCGGCCTCGGAGCCGGGCTGGCTGCGGCGACGGCTGCGGCGCGATCTAGCGTCGTGCCTACCTCCGCGCTCGGCCCGAACGGCTACGCCCTGGGCGGAACGGCCGCGCTCATGGAGGGGGACCTCTGGAGTGGGCTGAGCCACGAGGAAAACAAGAAGGCCCTCAAGGAGCTGAACGCCGAGAACAAGGAGGCCGGCCGCACCACGAAGGAGCTGGCCAAGGCGACGAGGGAGCGGGCGCAGTACGAGGCGATGCTGCGCGGGCAGACGTTTCAACTCGGCCTCGCGGCCGACGAGCTGAACCGCCACTTCGCGACAACGGTCCCGACGTTCACGAAGGCGAGCGAAATGCTCGGGAAGGCGGACGCGGACGCGCTCAACCAGTTCCTCGGGCCGGGCCCCGAGATGGGCTTCACGCTGCTCGGGACGCGGGTCGAGTACGTACAGACGAAGACGATCGACTGGTCGCAGACGCTGGCGGACCTCGCCAACCAGATGCAGATCCTCGGAGATGTGTCCGGGGGTCTCGTCGGGAAGATCGCCGGGCTCGCGGCCTCACTCGTCGCCGGCATCGGCGGCACCATGACCGGCATCGAGGGCTTCGAGGCGGGCCAGAAGAAGGGCGGATTGCAGGGCCTCCTCGGGCAGGTCGGGGGAGTCGCTTCGATCGCCGTCTCGGCGATCGGCATCGGGAAGATGATCGTTGGCCTGTTCAAGGGCGACCCAGTCAAGAAGGCGCAGAAGGAGGCGGGGAAGGCCCTCGGCTTTGGCATCTCGAAGGAGATGGCCGAGACCTTCGCCAAGACGGCCAAGGAGCAGGGGAAGAGTATCGCCCAAGTTGCCAAGGAGTGGCTGAAGGCGCAGCAGGCGGAGCTCCGGAAGACGGGGATGGAACAGGCCCGCTCCGGCGTCGAGGGGCTCATGGCGCTCCTCGGCACGTCGCCGACGATCACCGCCGTTGCCGCAAAGAACTTCGCCACCCTGTTCTTCGAGACGGTGAAGGAGGAGGGCTGGGTCGCAGCGTCGAGCGCCTTCGCCGACATCTTCGAGAAGCTGAAGGCTCACTTCGGCGACAACATGCCGGCCTCCCTCCAGGGTATCGCCCGGATGATGGGGATGGCGAACAACCCCGCCGTCGCGCCGTATCTTCAGGCGGCGACTGCACAGGGACAGTTCGTGAGCGGCGCCATGAACGCCGGCTTCTTCGACGCTTCGATGCAGGGGGACAGCGTCGACATCGCGAAGGAAACGCTGTCGAAGCTCCGCGAGAACGGAGCGACAGACCAGGAGGGCTACTCGGCCATCGCTTCCCTCTTGCAGGCAAATGTCAACGCCGCGATCGCCAGCGGC